TGTTTCGCCAATACGCGATTGAGGTTTTACGGTTCCAGTTAGCAAAATGCTCTAAAGTCAATAAGATCGTAGAGGATGCGACTAACACGAAAGAAAGGCGTTACTATGCGTCAACGATGACTCGCAGTTCATTTAAGAAACTGATGTGTCTTTGTAGTTTTGAAGATAGTCCAGCTACTACCGTTGAGATTGCTGCTACACTGTCAATTAGCCACAAAGCTGCGGCTGATCTAATTAAAGACGCTATTGGTTTTGACGCAGTGGATGAAACGACAAATAACAAACGTAAACGATATGCAGCAAAGAACTGGTGGGTAAACACTTTTATAGACAACGGCGCACAGTGGAACTTTACAAACGGTGAACAGCTTGTGAGGGCGCGGTGGTTGTATAACGAGTTTTCCAGAGCAAATAGTCTGAACTCGGTAGGTGCTCCACCCGATCGTAAAACCTGCCTTAAGTGCGGCAATGATAGCCACTTACCATCTCCATGTTACTAGCTATCATAATCACGGTAACACACTAACAAAAGTAATGTGATCTGATAGCAAAAACCAGCCAACCCAGTTGGTATTCACAGCCCAAAACAAATGCCTAAAATAAGAAGCTCCTTTGGATTTCCAAGGGGGCTTTTTTAGTGTTTTACGGTCTAAATCGCTCCAAGTGGAAATCTAAGTAATACAAGGACTTATTTTTGTGTCCACCTAGTACACACACGCTGTGTACGCCACAGCCACGAAGGAGTGATCTAAATGACACCAAGAAGCACCCTCGGTTCATTCGACAAACTAAAAGAAATCTACAACAACTATCATCAGTCACCCGAAGTCATTGCTGAGTTGCGACAAGAGAAAGCCATGCAGTTACGAGGTAGACGTAGGTATCTCAAACGCCTCGACAAGAATAAAAACCTTAGTGCAACTAATGCAGCTTTGCCCATCGTAGATAAGTATCAAGAAGCAGTAACTAAATATCTGGACTCTGTGATCCATGATCAACAAACGGCTGGCTCTGGTAGACAGTTTACATGGACTAAAGAGATCGAAGGCTTAGAGACAAGCGTTATGGCTGTAATAGCTTTGTCGATAGCATTAGATGCTGTTGGTCGTGGCAAGACTGTCGCCTCAACTCTTGTCGAGATGGGCAGAGGTGTCGAGATGGAACAGTGGGGTAGATGGCTTAGAGATCAGGACAGTGACTTAGAGAAACGACTTTACGCCAAGGTCATGAGGGATCACACCTCTCGTAAGTACAGAGAACAGGCTTTGAAGAACATAGCTACCAAGGAAGGACACACCAAAGAGCCTTGGAATAAAGATACATGCGTCAAGGTTGGCTCATTATTGTTAAATGCTGTCGTAATTGCAACGGATGTCTTTGACACTTGGGAGAGCACAAAGGTCACAGCTAGAGGCTTAAAGACATCTAAGCGTATGGGATTGCAGTGGGTTGACTTTGATGCTGAGAGAATCGGTCAAGACAGATACATCACCATGTCTGACGACAACAAACGCAGACTCGAAGAGTTCAACCAGAACGCCTCATGGCTAGAGCCTATGTTTACGCCAATGACGGTTCAGCCTGTCCAGTGGCAGACCTTTGATGACCTAGTGAACAACGAGCCACACAAGCGCACGGCTGGTATGTACTTAGACAGTGCATTAGGAGCACAGGTTCCCATTGTACGAGGTGCCAGTGCGAAGCAGCGTAAGCTAGTCAAAGCGGCATTAGCTGACGGTTCGATGTCTGAGATGCTTAGAGCTTTGAACCTGATCCAGAACACACCTTTCGAGATCAACGTGCCAGTGCTAGAGGCTGTCGAGTGGGCATGGGAGAACAACAAGACATTCGCCAAGTTTCCCCACGCTGAGAAGCTCGACAAGCTGCCCTTCCCTGATGACTGGGATGACATGGACAAGCTAGAGAAGAAAGGCTGGGTTCTCAAAGCCCGTGAGCTTTTCCAGAAGAACCGCGAGATTGACGGTGGGCTGGCTCTGAAGCTTCAAGACCTACGAACCGCCAGATCACTTGCCAAGCTGCCTACAAAGGCTTTCTGGGTCGGTGCAAGCTGGGATTTCAGAGGCAGGGTCTATCCTGTCGCCAACTTTAGCCATCAGCGCGGTGATCATATCAAGTCGATGCTGCTTTTGCACAACAAGAAACCTATTGGTGAGGAAGGTCTACAATGGCTGGCGATCAAGTGCGCTGACCTTGGTGACTTTGACAGGATCAGCAAGGCATCCATCGAGGACAGGCTGGCTTGGGTCAACGAGCATCAGGAACAGCTAAGAGAGGTCGCTGTAGACTTCAGAAAGAGCTTTGACGGTACAGACCCCACCAAGCTCTATTGGAGCCAAGCAGACAAGCCCTTTGGCTTCCTAGCGGCCTGTTTAGAACTGCACAATGTCATGACCTACGGTTACGAGTATGAGTCAGGGTTTCCAATAGGACTGGATGGGAGCAACTCAGGACTTCAGCATTTCAGTGGTCTGTCTCTTAACGAGAAAGAAGGTAAGCTGACAGGTCTTGTACCATCCGATGAACCACAAGACTTGTACGAGTCTGTAGCAGAGGTTGTACGGCAGAAGATCGAGGCCGACACATCAGCCAAAGACAAAGACATTCGTGACCAGTGGATGAAGCACAAGGTCACACGCTCAACGATCAAGCGGAATGTGATGGTCAAGTCTTACGGCTCGAACCTTTACGGTTTCACACAGCAGATCAAGACTGACTTCATGAAGCCTATCAATGATGCCATCACGACAAAGGGTGACTGGAAGGGCTACAAGACAAATCCATTCTCTATGGAGCGTTTTGACAAAGAGACAGGTGATAGCGTTGGCATGGACAGGGGAGACAAGTCTGCCCATTACCTAGCCAAGAAAAGCTGGGATGCAGTCAACGAGGTCGTGCAAAGTGCCAACGAGGGCATGGGATTTATCCAGAAGCTTTGTGACGCTTGCTCTAACGAGAACAAGATGATGACTTGGACGACTCCGCTGGGGTTCCCTGTCGTTAATCGGTACACCAAGAAGCCCTCGAAAGCGATCAAGGTCTACCTTTACGACAGAGAGTACGGTGACATAAAGCGCAGCCAAGTGACCATCAGGCACGATGAGCAACGCACAGTGGACAGCAGAAAGGCTAATGCAGCCGCTGCCGCTAACCACACACATGCACTGGACTCAGCTCACCTACATTCAACGGTTCTTAAATGCTTTGACGATCACGGCATTAAGGATTTCTTCCTAATCCATGACAGCTTTGCAACCTGTCCAGCAGATACGGTCTTGATGTTTAAGGCTGTACGAGAGGCGTTCATCGAGCAATACGAAGGTGATTGTCTCTACCAGCATCTCAAGGATCAAGTTGTCGAACAGCTAGAGCATCCTGAGAAAGCTGACCTTCCCGAAGTGCCAGCAAAAGGCACCTTGGACTTAAAGCAGATCGTAAACAGCGACTACTGCTTTCTTTAATACAAACTGCCTCTGTTTTTAATGCGGCTATTTGTATTGCCCCAATAACAAAAAGACTACATGGAGCAAACCCATGCACCCAAGAGAAAAGGTGCTTGAACAGGCGCGGCTATATCACTTGAAAGGTGAGCCACTGCCTGTCGATTTACTGGCACATGCAGATGCCCTCGGCATCCTCATTTCGTCATTAGCACCGCCCCCTAGAACCAAACTTAAAGCAGACAAAAGTAAGGAGACTAAACTATGGCTCAAGCCAGATTGAACTACACCACACCCCAAGGCCGCGCACAGTACCCTTGGTTGCAGCCTAACAAGCCTGACACCAAGTTCGATGAAGACGGCGTGTGGAAGACTAACCTGCTTGTCCCAAGTAAAGAGGCACAGCCACTGATCGACAAGATCAACGAGTTTGCCAAAGAACAGCTTGGCGACAAGATGTCTAAGGCTCTACTGCCTTACGCCACTGACGCTGACACTGGTGAGATCATCTTTAAGACTAAGAGCAAGTTCGCTCCCAAGATTAAAGACAGCCAAGGTCAGCTCATGATGGACAACGTGCCTCAAATCTGGGGCGGGTCAGTCATTAGGATTGCTGGCACTTTGACAGCCTACGACAAGGGCATCAATTGCGGCATCAAACTTAACTTAAATGCAGTCCAGCTTATCCAGCCAGCCGAAGGCAACGGCAACGATGGCGATGACTTTGGGGCTGTGGAAGGTGGTTACGTTGCCTCGAAAGCAAGCCCACAGCAAGAAACTGATGAGTTCTCGGACGACTTCTAAGGCTTATCAGCGGGGTTACAGAAGCGGCCTAGAGATCAAGATAGCAGAGCAAATCAAAGGCTGTGGTATCGAGGTCGAGTATGAGACTGAGCGTATCTACTACGTCTGGCCTCAACGTGATAGCCACTACACCCCAGACTTTAAGATACCCACCAAAGACGGTGGGTTTTTCTTTGTGGAAACCAAAGGACGGTTCTTATCAGCCGACAGGCAAAAGCACCTACTCCTCAAGAAGCAGTTTCCACATACCGACATCAGGTTCGTCTTCAGCAATCAAAACCAGAAGCTCTACAAAGGGTCGAAGACTTCTTATGCCATGTGGTGTGATAAGCATGGTTTTACATATGCAAACAAGACGATCCCTGATGCTTGGCTTAACGAGTAGTACGCAAGGGAGCAAGCGTATGGATACAGTAATTAAAGAAAGTGAGAGCGAGTTTGTTCGGCACATACCGTGTGAGAACCCTGAGTGTGGTTCGAGCGATGCAAACTCTCTTTACGATGACGGACATACGCATTGTTTCTCATGTGGAACTACAGTCCAACAACAGAATAGCACCAGTGATCAACCGAAGCCCCTCATCATGGCTAACTCGCTAGGGTTGATCACTGGTGTCTACCAAGACCTAGTTAAGCGTAAGCTCAACAAGGATGTGTGTAGGAAGTTTGGTTACTTCAAAGCTATGCACAAAGGAGAGTCTGTCCAAGTCGCTAACTATGTCGGCAAGGATGGCACTGTTGTCGCTCAGAAGGTGCGAACCAAAGACAAAGGTTTCAGCATCTTGGGTGACGCAAAGAAGATGTCTCTTTTTGGCTCCCATTTGTGGGCTAAAGGGAAGATGCTAGTTATCTGTGAGGGCGAACTCGACACGATAAGTGCTCATGTGTGTCTGGGCAAGTATCATGCAGCAACGGTTGGAATACCTAACGGTTCTAACTCCGCTGTAAGAGCAATCAAAGATAACTATGACTACGTTTCCGGCTTTGACAAATGTGTGATCTGCTTTGATGCAGATGACGCTGGACGCAAAGCAGCTATGGAAGCGGCTCAGATGCTGCCAGTCGGCAAAGCCTTCATAAGTCACCTCCCAATGAAGGACATAAACGACTGCTTGGTAGCTGGGAAATCAGCAGCCGTGGTGAGTGCTATCTTTGAGGCGAAAGAGTATCGTCCAGATAGTATAGTTGCCGCTGCCGATCTCCGATCCGTGATAGGTCAGGATGACGCTGCTTCATCCATTAGGTATCCCTACGATCAGTTGAACGCCATCACAGGCGGTATCAGGCGTGGGGAGCTTGTGACGATCACAGCAGGTTCGGGGATGGGTAAGACTACCTTAGTCCGTGAGATTGCCTACAAGTTACACCAGTCTGGTGAGAGGCTAGGTTTGCTCTGCTTAGAGGAGACTAACAAGCGCACTCTATTAGGCTTAGTGGGAACACACCTCTCCAAGAACATCACGGTAGACAGATCACAGAGTACACCAGAAGAGATCGAGGCTACTTTTGACGAGCTGTTTCCAGAGGATCGACAGGTCTACCTTTACGACCATTTTGGAAGCTGTGACATCGACACAATCATCCAGCGTATCAGCTTCATGGTCAAAGCCCTTGGGGTCACTGTTGTTGTCCTTGATCACATCAGCATCTTGGTCAGTGGTCTAGCCACTAACGATGAACGAAAGCTGATCGACATAGCCATGACACGGCTTCGCACAGAGGTTGTGCAGGAGCTTGGTGTAGCCCTGATCATCGTCAGCCACCTGCGTAGACCATCAGGTGACAAAGGGTTCGAGGGTGGCGAAAAGCCTACCCTGCAATCCCTGCGCGGTAGCCACTCGATAGCCCAGCTATCCGATATGTGCCTGTCAATGGCTGTTCCATCAGAGACACCTGACAGCGACACCCGAATCCTCTCAGTCCTAAAGAACCGCTGGTCAGGTCAGACAGGCTGGGCTGGCAACATTCAATTCAACAGAGACACAGGCCGATTGGTCGAAGAAGGGAGCGAGTTCTGATGAAAGCATTTCTTAATGAAGGATATCTCAAGAACGTAAACGCAGTACGAAACACCTCTCGAAAACCATTATCAAGAAGAAGGCTGATAAGAGCTGCACTGACTATTGCCAGCAAACGGCAAAGAGCAGCCGCTAAAGCAAATTCACTAAAAACAAAGGAGAACCTCAGTGATGACACATCCAATGACACTTGATGGATACCAGCTACAAGCTGAGACAACCTTTATCGTTGAGGAAAGCAAGATCGAATACCTAGCCCTTGGCCTAGCCTCGGAAGCTGGTGAGGTCTGTGACAAGCTCAAGAAGCATTTGCGTGACGAAGGTGAGCCCTTGGCAGACATGGACTACGAGAAACGCCTAGCAGTCATGCAAGAGTGCGGTGATGTCTTGTGGTACTTGGCAAACATAGCAGCTCAGTTCCAGTTCGACCTAAGTAGCGTTGGTGAGATGAACCTACGCAAACTAGACAGGCGTATGCAGCTCGACCTGATCAAAGGATCGGGAGATGACAGATGAGGCGGCTGTTCTTTGACTTGGAGACTGACGGTTTAGACCCTGATGTTATCCACTGTATCGCGGTTGGCGAAGAAGGCCATCCAGTCTGGAGCTACGGTCCTGATCAGATCAAAGAGGGCTTGGAAATGCTCTGTGAGGCTGATGAGCTGATTGCCCACAACGGCATTGGCTACGACTTCAAGGTTATCAAGAAGCTCTATCCTAGCTGGCCTTTCAAGGGCAAGCGCACAGACACCCTAGTTCTGTCGAGGCTCATACGAGCTGACCTAAAGAACGAGGACTTCACCTATAACTGGTCTACCGAGATCATGCCCAAGAAGCTCTTTGGTTCTCATAGCCTCAAGGAGTGGGGCATGAGACTACAGAGTAGGCTCGGTGGTGACTTCCTAAAAGGTGACTACGATGCTGGATGGGAACACTGGTCTCAGGAGATGCAGGATTACTGTGAACAGGATGTTCGAGTGGCTATGGCTCTCTATAAGTTCCTCAAGCCTGACACATGGCCTGACGAAGCTCTGGACATGGCACATGAGATCAGTGAGATTGCCGAGAACATTGGCAACGCTGGCTGGACTTTCGATGAGGTCAAGGCTGGCAAGCTGTATGCCGAGCTATGCACAAAGCGCGAAGAGCTTGACCATGAGCTGCAAGACCTGTTCGAGCCTTGGGAAGTGCATGAGACATTCATCCCGAAGCGTAACAATAAGACCCTTGGTTACATCGAGGGTGAGCCGTTCACTAAGACTACTGTGGTCAACTTCAACCACAACTCGCGTAGGCACATCGAGTTCTGCCTGACCAAGAAGTACGGTTGGAAGCCTTCTAAAACGACACCACAAGGCCATGCAATCATTGATGACGTTGTGCTTGGTGAGCTGGATTATCCAGAGGCCAAGAAGCTGGGTGAGCTGTTCTTGATACAGAAGCGTATTGGTCAGCTTGCAGAAGGACCACAAGCATGGATGAAGAAGGTCGATGGTGACGGTAAGTTGCGTCACAGGATCATCTGTCCAAGCACACGGACGCTGAGATGCACACATATAAAGCCAAACTTGTCACAGGTTCCGGCAGTGCGCCTTCCCTACGGTCAGCAGTGCCGTGAGCTGTTTACTGTTCCTACTGGATACCAACTTGTTGGTAGCGATCTTTCTGGCATCGAGATACGCCTCTTTGCCCATTTCTGTGCAGCTTACGATGGGGGTGACTATGCGAAGAAAGTCTTGGAATCAGACATTCATCAAAGCAACGCAGAGGCGTTCAGCGATGAGCAGACCAAAGTTGAGAGGTCAGTCGCCAAGGGCGCACTCTATGCACTCTTGTACGGATCAGGTGACTCCCGACTTGGAGCAATGGTCGGCAAAGGAGCCAAAGAAGGAAAGCGACTAAAAGATAACTTCATAGCTGCTGTGCCAAGCTACGGCATCCTAAAGAACAAGGTCGAGGAAGCTTCTGAGAAGGGCTTTATCACCTCGCTTGGCGGCAACCGTATCAAGGTCAACTCAACTCACACTGCTCTAAACAGTTTGTTGCAATCAGCATCGAGCGCAGTCAGCAGCAAGTGGGTTGTCCTCATCGCTAACGAAATCAAGAAACAGAACCTCGATGTCACGATCCTCGGTTGGATACATGACGAGGTACAAATGGCAGTTAAAGGAGACCCAGATCATGTCGGTAATATCGCTAGAAGATGCGCGGAAGAAGCTGGCAAAGCGTTTGAAATCAGACTCCCCATCGAAGCTGAATACTCCGTGGGACGAACATGGGCAGACACCCACTGAGCTTGATGAGAACACTGAGATAGCCCTGCTTGCCATGTATGAAGTCTTGATCGAGTCATGGGCTGGTGGGTTCACCACTAAATCTAAGTTTGCCCGTGAAGCAGCAAACATAATCGCTGTTGCAGCGACTGAAGGATTGATCACCACACGCCTCGAAGAAGAGGTCTGGGGTAATCACTGGATGATCACAGAAAAGGGTATGAATTTCATGAAGGAGATACATGACGATGTTGTTAGTTGATGCCGACTTATACCTATACAGAGCCACAGCAGCCACAGAGCAAGAGATATGCTGGGATGAGGACGATGGCTCAAACATATGGTCACTTGATACTGACCTAAAGCTGGCAAAGGAGATGTTCTTTGATCAGATGGAAACCTTCAAAGAGACACTGCACGATGATCGAGTGATCCTTTGCCTTACCTCTAAGAAGAACTTTAGACGCGATGTAGACCCTCGATATAAGAACAACCGCGTAAAGATCAGGAAGCCTTTAGGTTATCTGGCGATGGTTGATTGGGCAAAGCACCACTTCAGTACAGTCAGTTTGGATGGCCTCGAAGCAGATGATGTCATGGGCATCTTGTCTACCAAGCCTGAGAACAAAGACAAAGCAATCATCGTGTCTGACGACAAGGACATGAAGACTGTACCAGCCAAGATATATAGGCCGATGTCTGGTGAACGCCTCGACATCACAGAGGCCGAAGCTGACAGGTTCTTCCTTACACAGTGTCTAACAGGCGACCCCACAGACGGATACCAAGGTCTCAAAGGCTTTGGACCAAAGACAGCAGAGAAGCTGTTAGGGGCAAGACCTGATTGGTCAATCGTTGAGAAAGCCTACATCAAGGCTGGCTTCACCAAACAAGACGCCCTCACCCAAGCACGATTAGCTCGAATACTCCGCTGGTGTGACTGGGATTACGAGAACAAGAAGCCAATACTCTATGGGAGCAAAGAGCATGTCCAAAAGACACGACCAGTACATGAAGGAAAAGCTCAAGGAGCTACAGCCGCCTGACATAATAAAACAACCAGAGCATTACGCTCAACATCCAATACAGCCCGTGGACTTCGTAATGTCTAACGGGCTTTCTTTTTGGGCAGGGAACGTCATCAAGTACATCTGCCGCGCAGGGAACAAGCTCTATCACGGGCAAGACCCTGTTCAATCCGAAATCACCGACATCAAAAAGGCGATCCGCTACTGCGAGATGCGTCTAAACCAGCTTGAAGGGAGAACTCCAAGTGCTGAATAACTATTTACCATCAGACTACCAGACATTCATCGCCACCAGCCGTTACGCACGGTGGATTGAGGACAAAGGACGTAGGGAGACATGGGTTGAGACAGTGCAACGGTACACTGACTATCTCCATTCAAAAGGCATCAACCTGACTGGACAGGACTGGGATGACATTGAGGGTGCTATCCTCGAACTAGAAGTCATGCCAAGCATGAGAGCACTCATGACTGCTGGTGTCGCTGCTGACCGTGATAACACCTGCATCTACAACTGTTCTTATGTTGCTGTGGATGATCCTCGCGCCTTCGATGAAGCTATGTTCATCTTGCTTTGTGGTACTGGTGTAGGCTTCTCAGTAGAGCGTCAGTCAATCAGCTTGCTGCCTGAGATACCAAACACCCTTGGTCAGTCTGAGGATGTTATTGTCGTACAAGACAGCAAAGAAGGCTGGGCTAAAGCTCTCAGGAAGCTCATCAGTCTCCTCTACACTGGTGACATACCCAAGTGGGACTTAGACAAGATCAGACCTGCTGGTAGCCGCCTCAAGACCTTCGGCGGCAGAGCCAGTGGACCAGAGCCATTGAACGATCTGTTTAACTTCGTTGTAGCCAAGTTCAAAGGTGCTATGGGTCGTAAGCTAAACAGCATCGAGTGCCACGACATCATGTGTAAGATCGGTGAAGTCGTTGTTGTCGGTGGTGTCAGACGGTCAGCTATGATCAGCCTCTCTAACCTCAGTGACACACGCATGTCACATGCGAAGTCAGGGAGCTGGTGGGAGAACGAACCACAGAGAGCCTTGGCTAACAACTCAGCTTGCTATACAGAGAAGCCTGACAGCGAGACCTTCTTGCGCGAATGGCTGGCTCTAGTGGAGTCCAAGTCTGGTGAGCGTGGTATCTTCAGCCGTGTAGCAGCCGAAGCTCATGTAGCGAAGAACGGCAGACGCGAGACAGGTTATGCGTGGGGAACTAACCCATGCAGTGAGATCATCCTGAGAAGCAATCAGTTCTGTAATCTTACAGAGGTAGTCGTAAGAGAGACAGACGATCTTCAGTCACTCAAACGTAAGGTCAGACTGGCAACTATCCTTGGCACTGCACAAGCTACCTTCACGCACTTGCCTTACCTCAGACCTATCTGGACTGAGAACACAGAAGAAGAGCGTCTGCTGGGTGTGTCTTTGACAGGAATCATGGATCATCCCGTACTTGGTAAGAACGTAGACAGTCCTAAGTGGCTTGCTGAGATGAAGCAGGTGGCTATCGACACTAACGCTGAGTATGCAGAGCGTCTTGGTATCCCTGTTAGTGCAGCAATCACTTGTGTCAAACCTTCTGGTACAGTCAGTCAATTAGTTGACAGTGCCAGCGGCATCCATGCACGACACTCTGACCATTACATCAGGACAGTCCGAGGCGATAACAAAGACCCTCTCACACAGTTCCTAAAGGATGCAGGGATACCAGCCGAAGCTGACGTTATGAAGCCTGACGCTACCACAGTGTTTAGCTTTCCAACTAAGTCACCTTCGAGCGCAGTGACCCGCAATGCCATGACTGCAATCCAGCAGCTTGAGCTATGGAAGACCTACGCTGAAGTATGGTGTGAGCATAAGCCTTCTGTGACAGTCACAGTTAGGGATCATGAGTGGATGGAAGTGGGTGCATGGGTCTACAAGCACTTTGACCTTTGTAGCGGTATCAGCTTCTTGCCTCACTCAGATCATACTTACGCACAGGCTCCTTATCAGGAGTGTACCGCCGCTGAGTACGCTGAGATGAAGCAGAAGATGCCCACATCAATCGACTGGTCAGCTCTGTCTCTTTATGAGAAGGAAGATCACACTAGCGGCAGTCAGACCTTGGCATGTACCAGTGGTGCATGTGAGATCGTGGATATTGCGTCATGAGCCGCGAGGCAAACGACTTCTACCCCACGCCTCATAGTATCTTAGACATCTTACTGCATAACCTACACTGGCCTAAAGGTTCCCTCATATGGGAACCCTGTGCAGGTGATGGTCGAGTTGTCGATAAGCTAAAGAGTGACGGGTATAGCGTTATCTCTGGTGACATACAGACAGGACAGGACTTCTTTAACTGTGCTGGAGCTGAGTCTCCGTTTCTACTCACTAACCCACCCTTCAAACACATAAGAGATTTCATTGACCATGCTTTTTCTATTGGCGTGGAACATATGGCTCTTGTGTGTCCAGAAAGGTTGTGGGCTTGCAAAAAGGGATCAGAGCAAATGAAAAGACATAAACCTTCAAGGTTCATAAACCTCGATTGGAGAGAAGACTACCTCAACAAAGGCGGCACTCCTGATCGAGCCTTAGCTGTATCAATATGGGACACACCCAACAGCTCGAATACAACCTATGAAGTATGGTCGAGGCTTTCGTCATGAGTGTTCCAACCTTTGAAGAGATCAAACAAGCTCTGAAGATACCTGAGTTCGAGGTGGATAAGTGGGGTCGGCGTGTCTATGACCCGACTGACAACTTACCTCGCGCTGTCTCCAAACCACTCGCAGGTGTTCGGTTCCGTCTTCATTCAAAAGGCAAGTGGGATGGCTGACGAAATCAAGTGTCATGAGTGTGAACAGAACATCGCCTTTTACCATACTGGTGGTGTTTACACATGCGCTCCCTGTGAGCTGAAAAGAATAGGAATACGGCCTAGCTATATTCCTTACAAGAAAAGACCTTACGAAAAGCGAAAGCCCAAGTAAGGCAAAAAACACCGATACCATTTGTTCTCCCTTGCGGTATCGGTGTTTTTTCTTATGCACAACTTCGGATGTTATCTGCGATGGTTTGCGCTCTTTGACCCACCTGTCTGGCATACCGCGAGTCCAATAGTTCATCGGCAGCTATAGCCCATTGCTGGCTGTTCAGAGCCGCTACAGTGGCCTTAAACTTCATGAGTGTCGGAGTACCCATGTTAAACGCAAGATCGACCAGTGACTCTTGGACTATCTCAGGCATGTCAGAGAAGCTTGGGAAGAGCTTTAGCAGCTCACCGTGAACGATGTTTATGTCCTCATCGAGCATCTGCATGGCGGTCTCTTCGGAGATGCCTCGGTCATCTAAGTTGCGACCTACGCCTATCGTTAGCTTGTCACTTGTGCAGCGATAAGGTGTAAGCTTTAGACCCTCATGCAAGATTAGCTGCTCACGCATACGCTTCATGTTAATCATTTACCGACACCTTTCACACGCTCTAGCGTTCTCATTGACCCAAGTCCGAGCATACCCATGAGAACAGGAAGCATCGTTGAAGTATCAGCTTGAGGTATATCAATACCAAATCCAGCGCACAGTGGAGATACCAAGAAGTTCACCATGAAACCTAGAACACACACCCAAGCGGTAGCTGGTCGCCAAGACGATTGGAACCAATTTCCTTTTGCGTCTTGCTTGTTCACCTCGATCTGAGCGAGTGCGATTTGCTGTGCATGTTTCTGAGACATCGTAGCTATTTCATGGGCGATCTTCTGCTTTGTATCTGCGTCTGGAATGAACTTATCTAGTAGACCCGTCACAGGTCCAATCAGTGCTTGCAGCATTTTGCTTTTCCTTATTCTCTTTGGCTTGTTCTTTAGTAGTCCTGTTGTGCATGTCCCACATGATCACTACTTGTCTCCCTTGTGTTCATGTCCCATCCAGATGCCAAACACGCCTGTCATGACTCCCATGACGACAGACACAAATGCAGACTGTGCAGCCGTTGGAGAGTCCAGCTCCATGAACCACTCAGCGCACCGCCAAGACATGACTGTACTGGCAAGCATCATGAACCTCGGCAGTATCTTCCAAGCTAGGAACTGTTCGACTGAGATCATAGCTGTGTGCCTTTAAGCTCTACACATCGGAAGCTTTGCGGCATCAGACTACCTTTGTTGATCTCGACAATAGCGTTGCCCATCTCGTATGCTCTTTGTTGGCAAAGCTCATAACTAGGGTACGGACCTCTAGTATCGGTATACTCCCAGCAGTCAGTTGGTGACGCGATTGCACACGCCAATACTAATGTCTTAAACATTGTTGGCCTCTTTTAGTATGTAGATAAAAAGAAACAACGCAGATATGCCTATGCCTATACAAGCTGCCCAATAGATGCAGACAAGGATGTCATCTTGGCGTTTTATAGCTAACCGTCTTGCTTCAGCTTTTGCTTCGGCTCTAGCTTTTCTTGCTTCAGCGCAGAACCGTACATAGTCAGGGTACATATTAGCCCGACCATAGAGCTGCATCATGCTGCGGAGTTCGTCTTCTTTACGTTTCAGCTCATCTAGTGCTAGGAACTCTTCGAGATCAGACTTAGAGCCATCTAGGTTAGAACCCTTCGATGCTGCCTTTTTCTGCACTACGTCTTTGTTGAGAGTGAAATCAGAGATAGCTTTGCCAGCATTGGCGATATCAGAGCCATTCTCGACACATTTCTTTAAGATTGCGAAAGCTGCGTTAGCCGCCGCGAGTTCTGCCAGCATTTAGTTGATCTCCCAAGGGTAAGCTCTCCTTGGGGTGGTTAGCGATTTGTTCTATTGTTCTTGCACAGCCTACACAGTAGCGTCCTGTGGGGTCTAACTTACAGACACCAATGCAGGGGCTTCTCATATCTTCATCAACAGTGACCCAGCGAGACCAACGACCACGATCGTTGATCCCATGATCATAGCTTCTAAACGCCACAAGCGTTTATCAAGTGCGGATAGCTTGTCCTCAACCGAAGCATAACGAACTGCACATTCTTTTTCGTGAGCCTCAAGTTCCAAGGCTACACGCAATTCTGGGGTGATGGCTTGCTCTATCTTCATGCTGGCTTCGTAGGCCAAGACACATCATCGAGTGATGTTGCGCTGCTTGTGATGTCCCGAAGTGCCTGACGATACGCAGTGCGTTCTGATGACATCGTAAGGTCGCTAGACGCCCACCAGTCAGTTTCAGCAATCAAGCGGTCACGCTCTGCACGCAACAACTTCATCGGCTCCGCTGCGGCTAGTTCTGCTTGCTTTGCGTTGACGGTTGCCCAGTCAGTACCCCAGTCACTTGGGCTGCTGCTTTCGATTGCCGAACCATTAGCGTCTGCTCCGGTTACTTTACGGAACATCTCGTTAAACTCAGCCTCAGTGGTAGGTTCGCCACGGAGTACCCATTCGGTGATGCCTAGTTCGGTTAAGGCTTGTGATATGCTCATTTGTTTACTCCTATCCTACCAAATATCCAAAGAAACGCGCTCCATCTCGAAGGGAGACGGTAGTGTCATCGAGTACACGAATGTACGGTGTAACAGTTTGATTTGCTGTGAGTTGAATTAACCCTGAACTATGTGCAGTTTGATATGCGCCACCTTGGTTGTCTTCAAGATACCTGTATGAGAGGTCAAATGCGCTATCTACTTCAGCATCGTCAATGAGCAAACCCATTGACACATAGGATGACCCTTCAAGCGCATTAACCATAACATTACAGCCAAAATGGTAGATGCCATTGATTGGGGCGGTGAACACGGCGGAACTGTTTAGAGTTACGTTGTTACCAATGTCAAAGTCTTTCGTGTCAAAAGGAACTTTTGTAGCACTAGTATAGTTTTGTGCAGAAAGGTCTGTACTTTGATAAACAGAAAACGCTGGTCGTGCTGGCATCAACACATGCCCACTGGTATCAACAGTCAGCGCAGTAGTACCCGCCGTGTTCTGGATTTGATTGACCTTTAGAATACTTGTCATTGGGCAATCTCCATTAGGGTCATTGTCCCGCCATTACCATAGCTAGGATGGTTAAACATAACCTCACCTACTGCCGCACCTTGTAACTTGTAGGTTGTTGCTGATGTTGTTGCGGGGCTGTCATAGTAAAATACTGTTTGGAAATCCATGAACCTATGGGTGGTGCTGTCTGGAACGTGTCCTGTGTGATATTGGTTTGTTGGTTCTTCACGAATTAGAGTGCTGTCTCTATACAAATTAGTACAAGCTACCTGCCAATTGCTAATGTTTGAAGCACCATTAATATAGATATGATTAACATAACAAATTAGTATCTTATTGCTTGAGTTTTGAGGCGTTATCGTAGCAGTCATACCCGGAATATCTGCAAAGGATGTGCTTGTTGTGCTTAAAAGTGAATTTGCAGAAACACTAACAACCTGCACAACGTGACCCGCAATCTGAACACCGGAGCCGCTGGTCTTTTCGGTGATTGTATCAACGTATAGCGTACTCATTGTGCAATCTCCGTAAACCTTATAGTTGCTCTGCCCTCATCAGTAGAAGAAGGATAAACAGTACTGGTACTCGCACCGGATGTAGCGGTATCAACAGACACCGATACTGAATTACCTGTCGTGTTGTTTATTTGGATAGCCGCGTGGCTATTTACTTTTAACCAAGCGCCACTGCCACCGTAGTCATATGCACCATGTGCCACTAATGCAAACTCCTCTGAACCATCGACCAAAACTCTGAATTTCATCCTACCGTCCGCGCCGTTTGCCCTGTAACTGCGCTGATAAAAAGATATGTCTGCAATAATAGTGCTTGTTGATAATTGAGGGGTGAAACTGCCAGCAAACGCCTGTGAGTAGGTAGAGGACGTAGTAACAAAAGGGCTAGATGGAGTAACGTCAACTAAGGTTTCTTTGACCACACTTCCCGCTGGCAGTGTCGCACCATTCGGGAACGATGGCTTGCCTGTGCTTGCGTCAATCGTGACAGCAGACGTACCCGCCGCATTGTTTATTTGATCTACATTTAATATCGAAGCCATCTATGCCACCGTCAGATTTCCGTTGACGGTAAGTGTTACGTTACTGCCAAGCGTTAAAGGGCCAACAGCCAAAGCGTTGTCTGTCGAGCCTATGGTTACATTTGAACTGAGTGTCTGCGAGTGAACACGAAAGATGTCACCCTTGCCATTCGTGGTATCACCAGTAGCACCATTGTTACCATCGAAGTACCCTGCGCCAGCTTGTGGGGCGCTTACTGTACCGCCCACCCAATTTGTGCCGTTATACTGAAGGAATTGCCCATTAGTTGCACCAGATGCAGCCACATCATTGGCATCGTTGATGCTGAAATTACTTACAGAGAATGTGCCGTAAGCCACGATGTCTACTGTGTCATTGACCGCTGCGCCAGAAGCCAAAACAATGCTTGTGCCGTTGGTGGCAGTAAAGTCAGTGCCAGAAATCAGCTTAATACCGTTCAAATACAAATCAACAAAGCCAGCGTCATATGTTGCGGCAAAGCTAGTTTGACCAGCCGTTGCTGTATAAGACACACGCTGAGATGTTCCGTTGACTGATGATCCAGCGTTTTGGAAACCTGATGAGCCGTACACCTTCATAGTCTGCGCCGAGGTATCGAACCACAAATCCCCAGATGTCGGAGATGATGGGGCTGTTCCACCAACAAAGTATGTGTCACCAAAGTTGTTGATGTCAGCAAGATTAGAAGCAACAGTGTTGACATTGGCAATGTCTGTGCCAACAAGGTTGACGTTAGCAATGTTATTAGAAACTACATCAATCTCTGAGGTAGCCTCATTGAGATCGTTAGCTACTGTAATTACTTTAGCCACTTCAGCCGCAATAGCTGAAATGTCAGTTGCATTTGTTGCGGCAGCGGTAACGTCAGAAGCAATGCCAGCCACAGTAGTTACATTAGCGTCAATCCCAGCAACGGTTGTTACATTAGCAGAGATGCCAGCCACAGTAGTTATATCTGCGCTAGACATACCAGCCACAGTAGTAACATTAGCATCAATAGCCGCAACAGAGTTTACATTAGCGATATTGGTTGAGACTGTTCCGATGTCAATAGTGTCAGCAGCCACCGCAGTTATGTCAGCAGATATACCAGCAGCAGTTATTACATCAGCATTGATACCGGCAACAGTAGTAATGTTTGCATCGTTACCAGCAACAGTATTGATGTTAGTGGTGTTGCCAGAAACAATATTTATGTTTGCTGTATTGCCAGCAGTCGTTGTCACGTTAGCCGCAATACCTGATACTGTAGTCACATCAGATGCAATTGCAGCCGTGTCGCTAATAGCGTCAGTAGCTATTGTGCCGTCTTCAATGTCAGCTAGTGTGGCAATGTCAGCAGCAGCCGCAGCAACAGTGGTTACACCGGCAGTAGATGGGCCGTTGACAAGATCGCCAGTTATCGCATCGAAGGCCAAAACTTTACCAGCGCGGCTAGCAAGGTCAGGCAAAATCAAATTAGCAGCAGCATCAGCATCAGTCAGGCGAAGCGAACGACTAACTTCATCATTAAGGTCAGCATTAATTGCTGTAATCCGATCTAACTCC